GGAACAGAAATCCTATCTGTTGGTTCTGTTAACTCGCCTGACCTTTGCACTACGTTAAATCGTAATGTGTAAACACCATCGGGAACTGGATGTAAGTCTACTAAAGTATCTCCGTCTGACGAAACACCATTAAAAGAATAACGAGAGGGGGAACCTGTAGCAGGAGTGTCAGTTAAATATTGCTGGTTAAACCAATGAGCTGTTTCATAACCAACCCAAGAGTTTGAAGTAGCGTTAACAGCATCCAACACTTTAACATTGTTCTGAGTACCATTCAATTCATAGTTAAAGACATTAGCAGAAGTGGTAACAGTAAGAGATGTTCTTAATGCTGACCAATCCCATGCTTGTTCTATTTCTTGAAGAGAATCATTTATTAGGATACCTATAAGAGTAGAGTACTCGTTCTCGGTAGGCGTATCTACTTCCCTTTCGCGTAAGCGTTTAAGAACTGAGTTGATTGCATCTAAGTAATTCATATATTATACCATATTTAAAATGAAAAGTCAACAGTTATTTTCTACTGACCATTGACTGACCGAAGTACATTCCGACAACTGCCATGATTGCATGAGATAACCACTCAGGAACAACGATGCCCTCTAGTGTTATATACTCTGTAACAGTATTAGTGAAGTCAAAGAATAAGAACTTAAATCCTGATGTAATCTCTATAGGAACAGTAGTATGTTGTCCTAAAATAGGAGCGAGTAGAATGAATCCTGCCATAGCCATGAAAGAAATAACGAGAAACCGCCTGATCCAATTAGCATTTGGATTCTGATACTGTCTTGCTTTCTCTCTACTCTCTTCTGTTTTATCATGACGAACCAGAGCAGCTTGCAACTGTTCTGCTCTATCCTGTTGTGCTTGCCCCATCAGTTTAAACACTGCACCGCCGATAGTGCTAGCTAACATTGTTATAACTTCTAAAGGTAGACCAAACATATTAACTCCTCAGCATAAATGCTAGACCAGTAACCAAAGCAGCTATGAGAATACGAATGAACCACTCGTTGCCTCCAGCCGCTTTAGATACTGTAGCCAGTTTAACAGCGTGATTATCAATAGTCTCTGAATGTTTATTGAGCCTACTGTCCTGTGTGTTATTGTGTTTAAGAAGACCATCAATCTTTGTGTCAATCTCCACTAGTTTAACCATAGCATCTGCTAACTTATCTAGCTTAGCTTCCAGCCTGTCGAACCTCTGTTCCATCATAATCATCTCAGATAGATAGCTACACCAAAAAGTGCCGCCATTGTTATCAATAAGCCAGCCATCACTTTAATGCCTAACGTTAATGCTTCTTCCATTGCCTGCTGCCTTTGGTACTTCTTACGTGCCTTAGCCTTAATTGCTTCTTTCTGATCTCTGGCAAACTGCGCTTTGAACTGTAAGAAATCATGGTATCCCATCATGGATTGTTTGTTAAGCATCTGCTTTAACTCTTCTTCCTGCTTCATCAACTGCTGCTGGGCTTGGTAAGCCTCCAAAGCCGAACCCTTGCCCTTCGTAGCCACTTCTTTGTTAATGGCACTAGACGCACCGAAGTAGTCAGTAACTGCGGCTCCAGCATCAAGCAACTCTTTACCATTGCAGAGAGTTTTCTTGATAATAGCAAAGGCCGCATTGGCTGCCGCTAGCTCGACTAACACTTAGACTCCAGTTTCAGCAACAACCCAAGGCATACCTACTGCCACGCTAGGTTCTTTCAGTTCAGCAATCACCGCTTCTAGCTGTGCCTCCACAACGTCTTGCTCGACTTTAGTGAACACCCAACTCAATACGGTTTCTTCGGTCAATGAATCAAAGTTTGTGCTTGCTGGCATAGTCTCAGGGTTGAATGAAACAGTGCCATAAGCGCCTTTGCTATGTTCACCGTCTACAGCGTCTACGCCATAGTGGACTACTAGCACGTAGTCATCGGCTGCGCTGCGCTCTAGGTTGTTAATCTTCCATGTGTATGTGGTCATACGATATCCTCTCTTGCTTCTTGACGTTTAATTAATACTTCTTGTGGGATAGCCTTACCTGTTTCAAACTTACGGGTGACGTACCAATCGGTTTCTGCGAGGTACTGGAGTGACTCCATGTTTGTTTGTGCTACAGGGTCAGATTCAATGGTGGTAATAAACGCTTCCACTTCCTGAACTTGTTCCTCTGTTAGCTCATGGTCTTCATTACCACTGCGGAACTGTCGCGTAGCCCCATCGTAAGCCAAGGCTTCGTACTCAAACGAGAACTCTGGCTTGATATTGGCTGATAATGTTTGCTCCCCTCTGCGTACATGGCAGACTTGGAAGTCGTAAATAAGTGAGTTCATAGGTTGTCCTTATTAGGTTGAAATTTGGGCTGTGGTTGCGGTGTTCTGGTATGCGGAGGTGTCTACCCACCACGTCTGGTTAGTATGTTTACTAATATAGTATCTATACCCCTTTTTACCGTTACCTCCCGTGAAGCTATGGACATAAGCGCCTCTAGTATACTTAGCGCCTCCGTAGTACACAGTGGTGGCGCTATAGCCATAGGGGTCAGCGTTTACATACGAACCCGAATATATCCAATACAACGTATGATTAGCTTGTTGTACAGCCATTGACTGTGGCCAGCTCATATTAAACTGAGTACCTACTAGTACCCAACCACTCTGGTTGTAACCACTACTCACCCACACACTCGTAGTCACCTGATTACTCTTGCCACGAAAGTGAGAGAAGCTAATCTCACCACTCGCAGGGATACCAGATACCCCCAGCCCTGCCAGAGCGTGATACTCTGACAAGGCGTGGGAGCCTGTACCACCAAACTCATCTTTGATTTGATTCATGCTGATAGCACCAGAGGATTGTAATGCCATTACGCACCTCCTAGCTGGGCCTTGAGTTCATCAATTTGAGTTTGTTGTTCTTTGATGGCTTCAATGAGTAGACCGACCATGTTGCCGTAAGCAACCGACTTGGTTCCCGTCTCGTCGTTAGAAGTCATCACCACTTCAGGGATCACTGATTCAGTTTCCTGTGCAATTACACCTAGTCCACGTTCACCATTCATATCGAAGGTAACACCACGTAAGGAATTTACTTTCTCTAAGGCCGAAGTGATGGTTTCGATGTTGTCCTTGAGGCGTTCATCAGAGTAAGCAGTGATGTTACCCGAAGCAAGTATATTGCCTGCTACATGCAGCTTTTCTGATGGCGAGCTAGTACCAATGCCCACGTTGCCTGAGCTGAGACATATAGACTCATATTCAGTACCTGCGTGGTCTTCTGCAATGTATTTATATACATTACCTGAGCCATCTAATGCGTATTTAAAACCGATACCATAGAAGTTACTTAAGTAGACACTACCGATTCGCATCTTCTCACTTTGACTAACAGCGTGGGAAACGCCAACTTCTAACTTAGCACTTGGACTACTAGTACCAATACCAACGTTGCCACCATTTAGATAAGAATCGCCATCTGCAGTAATTTTAGTGGTTAGGACGTTAGTTCCATCAATCAATTCTAAAACACCGTCATAACCAACACTCATTAGTCTCGCTCTGTCCCTAAGAGTAATATTTCCATCCGTTCCATATTGAACACGAATAGCTGAATTACCAGATGACCCTCCTTCTTGAATGAAAGCCTCACCCTTAACTGTTAAAGGAGCATCAGGACTACTAGTACCAATACCCACTTTGCCTGAGCCGTCGATGCGCATGCGTTCTGCGTCAGCAGTGTATATCTTTAGCGCATTGTCTGAATGGGTATAAGTAAGCCTACCCTGACCGTTAGATGCTGCATCTGAGAAAAAGATGTTTGTGCTACCAGTATTAGACGACTTGAGGTTGATAGTTTCTGAAGCATCTGAACCATCACCAACTTCTAGCTGATAGGCTGGACTACTAGTACCAATGCCCACGTTGCCGCTGGAGTCGATGCGTATAGCATCTGTGCCGTTGGTCTTTAACCTAAGCTGATCGTGTGCATCAATCGTAAGTAAGTTATCATCGGCGGTAAAAGTACAAGCATCTCCGTTTGTGTTTTCTAGTTTGATTGTCGCGGGATTCCCATCGTTCTGCTTAACGTGGAGGTTAGCACTAGGCGAACTCGTACCAATGCCCACGTTACCATCATCATCAATAACAAATCGGTCAATTGCAGTGTTACCGTTGCGTTTCGTCTGGAAAACTAACTTACCGCCTGAGCCAGCATCAGTCTCTGCTCTAATATTAGCCAACACATCGGCACTACTATTTTTAAGAAAATCAATTTGTGGAGTATCCGCTCCAATTGTAAGTTCGCTACTAGGCGAGCTAGTACCAATGCCCAAACTTTCAGCACTAGCGTCCCAGAAGAACTTTGGCGTAGTGCCTGTGTCTTCGTAGAATGAGATGTCTCCGTCCCAACTAACTTTCAGTCTGTTGAGCAGTGAGCCGCTCCATGTTTTGACCGTGAAGTCTGCTACACCTCCAGAAGTATTAGCCGCCGTTGCGTCTAAAGCCACTAAGTCTTTAGGCCCACTGGATGAAACGTCAGAACTGTTGAAGATCAAACGGCCCCACGGGTTAGTTGTTGACCAATCTGAGGCATTGGAAGTTGTTCCAATAGAAACCTCACTTGGCGTGGGACTTGCGGAGCCTGTAGCAGTTGCCACAGTAAGCCCATCAGCAGTCACCGTACCTGTTACGTCTATGCCTGTGGATGTGGTGGCTAGTTTAGTATTGCCATTGTGATATAAAGAAACTGCACCATTCGTGATTGCTCTAATCTTGTAAGCCGATGAGTCAGCAGATTTTAGATCAAACTGGTCGGCACGAACAATTAGGTTTCCCTGCCCTGCATCAGTTATGTAACTATTATTACCATCATGATAAATCTGTAAGTCATCAGAGTTACCTAACAACAACTTACCGTTATCTGCTAGGTCTACGTTGCCAGTAACGTCTATGCCAGATGAGTTAATCTCCATGACATTTGTACCGCCACTCGTAGCATCTCTGTCATAGCCAAACACAATTTTTTCACTAGCGTTATTATTGTCACTGTCAAAGTTTACATACAAAGAAGCAGGGGCGTTGATAATGCCGTTGTGTGTGCCGTTATCATCTAAGAATAATTTACCGTTAGCAGAGTTTAACTGTGATGCTTGTAGTGTGCCTGTTACGTCTACGCCTGTGGAGGTGACTTCTAGCTTCTGCGCACCGTTATAAAATGCTTGTAAGCCACTATCCTCGGTGATAATAATCATGTTTTGCGAATCAGGCGCTTCCATCCTGATTTTGTTGCTTCTAATTTTTAAGTCGCCTTGACCATAGTCACCAATGTAGCTATTACTACCATCGTGATAAATCTGTAGATCATCACTATTACCTAACAACAACCTACCATTATCTGCTAGATCTATGTTGCCAGTAACGTCTATGCCTGTGGAGGTGGTGGCTAGTTTGGTTGCATTATCGTAGTAGAGTTTAACAGCCCCATTACTGATAGCTCGTAGCATATAGTCAGTGCCAGCATTACCTGTTAACTGAATCTCACTGCCATTAGTCTGTATTTCAAGGTCGCCTGTACCTATATCTTTAATGACGCTTGAAGTCCCCGTATGATAAATCTGTAGATCATCACCAGCACCAAACTTAGCCCTAACGTTATCGCCTAGCTCAAGATCACCTGTAAAGTTTGTTGATGCTAATGTCAGTGTGCCAGTTGCGGAGTCTGTTGAAAGGTACTCCAATACTCCTGAGCCTGACTGTAGCTTAATTCCAGCACTGCCCCGAAGAATTAAATCACCTGTCCCTGCATCTTTTATGTAGCTATTCGACCCATCATGATAAATCTGTAGATCATCACCAGCACCAAACTTCGCCTTGACGTTATCATCAAAGTCCAAGTCGCCACTCAGTGTGCCACCAGCAGATATACTACCAGCAGGGCCAGTGTCACCCGTAGCTCCTGTAGCTCCTGTAGCTCCTGTAGCTCCTGTAGCTCCTTGAGTACCCTGAATACCTTGTGGGCCGGTTAGAGCTGTTAATTGTGCTGATGTGAAATCACTGTATTCAAAAGCATCTCCTTGTGTACCTTGAGTACCTTGAGGACCAGTTAGAGATGTTAGTTGTGCTGCTGTGAAATCATTGTATTCAAAAGCATCTCCTTGAGTACCTTGAGGACCAGTTAGAGATGTTAGTTGTGCTGCTGTGAAATCATTGTATTCAAAAGCATCTCCTTGAGTACCTTGAGGACCAGTTAGAGATGTTAGTTGTGCTGATGTGAAATCACTGTATTCAAAAGCATCTCCTTGAGTACCTTGAGTACCTTGAATACCTTGAATACCCTGAATACCTTGAATACCTTGAATACCTGTAGCACCTACTGGGCCTGTAGGAGCAGCATCTGTCCAAACTGAATCATAGGTGAAGAATGTATACCCATCATTAGTGAATGCGTTTGTTGGGAAGGTGACAGGATCGTGCATCGTGTCGAGCATTGTCTGTGCGCGGGTAGAGATAGGGTCAATGCCTGTGGACATTCTGAGAAAATCAACACCATCTGAGATGTTAATACTGCCGTCAGCATTAATATCGCCCAGAGGATAACCATTCCAAATTGTATTAATAAGGTTACGTAGTGGTTGGTGGAATGTTGTAGATGTTGTGACTATCGCCAATACTTCATACGAAGCCGCCCGTAACGCGTTAGCTGTGTTTAGCTCAAGGCCGTGAACCTTCATACGGTTTAATGTGTCGTCGAAGTACATTGCACCTGTAATAAGTGCATTACCTTCATTATCTAACGTAGGTGCTGTAGACTTCGCGCCAAGATAGCGACCGTCAAATGAGTCAAAGGCCGCTTGAGCTTCTGTGGCTGCGAGGGTGGCTGTCGAGGCACTGCTAGCTGCGTTGACCGCTTGTTGTGTTACTTCGTTAATTGTCGCATCAGTGGTAGAGTCGCCTGTACCACCTGTGCCTCGATAGATTCCCATAGTGTTTCCTTATTTACCTAGACGAATATTCAGTATAGCCTTGGCACGACTATCACCCGCTACTGCTTTTCGTTTTAACTCTGCGTTGGTCAGTTTAGTATAAGGGTGTAGTTTTGTTTGTTTAGCATCAACCAGTTTACCTGATCCTGCTGCAACTACCTTAGACTTACCATTAAGACCTGTGAGCTTAACTGTGTTAACTTGCCCAGCAGAAGGACTACCACGTAAAGGAGTCTTGCGTTTAGCAACAGGACGTTTCTTTGCAACTGTAGGTTTTGTACGCACAGTGCCACCACTCTTGGTCTTAACTACAGAACCTCTAACAGTTTGTCCTGCTTTATTCGTAGTAGACTTAGTTCTAACCGCATTACCTTTAGGATTAGCAGTTAGTTGATTTAATTTGTATTGAAGTCGCCCAATGGTTTGAGTAGACTTACCAGCCGCCTTAGCTGCTGCAATCTGTGCTTTAAGTTCTTTCTTCTGTTTGAAGGTTGACATTACATTTTCCTTTGAATAAAAGAAAAGGGAACTCCCTAGAAGTCTAAGCAGTTCCCCTTGAGAAGGCTAAAATTCTAGCCTAGTGTGTTTACGCAGGAAGCGCAACAGCGACAGCAGAATCGTCACGTAACACGCCAGTACCATAAATAGTATCAGCAGTGAATAGATCAGCCAAGAACTCTTGCTTGTACTGAGTCTGTGAACGAACACCTAGCTGTTCAGCGAATACAAAAGCATCCTTATGCATGAACAAGCCAAGCTTGTTAGCGCCGTCAACTGGGCAGTTGTTGCTAATGTAGATATCTACACCATACAAGTTACCAATCTTGCCATTGACAACAGTCTGACCGCCTACAAAGTCAGAAGAAGTATAACGATCAATACCCATAATGCTGTTACGAGCAGATGGAGGAAGGATCAATGAACGACCATCCATAGGTACGTCAAGATCATCCAAGTGCTGTACTAGGTTACGGAAACCAGCATCGTTAAATGCTTGAGTAGTACCAGCGTAGTCAGACAATGTACCGTCAGCAGCCATTTCTTGAGCTTTAGCCCAAGTAGAGCCGTTGCCGCCATTAGCCGACTTACCAAGTGCAAAGATATCATCTTCAACTTTCTTGGCTAAGGCATAACCAGCATCGCCAGTGTAGAACTTACGCATAGAAGCTTGAGCTTGAATGTCAGCAATGTCCTCAATCAACTGAGAGTATTCAAAATGCTTATCAATACCGATGGTGATTTTACCAGCAGTATCATTCTGAATGGTTACAGCAGTGCCAGCAGCTTTCGCATGGGCTACGCCACGGTTAGGAGTAGGGATGAAGATTTGATCACCCTTCTTACCTGACATTGGCATTTTGTTCACTAGGTTAGCAATTACCAATTCCTTTTTATAAGCAGCAACGATTTCGTCACTCCAAATATCAGGGATAAAGTTAGCTGCTGTAGTAGTGTTTGTTGCACCGCCTGTAGCGGGATAAGTAGAAGTAGTCATAATAGTTTCCTAATAATAAAAGATTATCGAACCCTACCCTCAGCATACGCTTTCATAATAACGTCATTGTTAGCTAGGTAGCGTTCAGGTTCGTGTTGCATCATGTGTAATATCTCAGACCGTTTAAGGAACTTCTTAGTAGCTGCCTCACCAGAACCACGCGCTGTACCATTGCTGCCACTTTTAAGGGAACGCTTACGTTCACCCTCAGAAGCAGCCTTAGCCTGTGCTATTAGTTCTTGTTGCTCCTTCCATGAAGTAAACAAATCATCTGCTGCGTCAAAATCAAAATCAGCATCTGCTCGTTGTAACTTCTTAGAACGCGCTTGAGACTTTCCTACCCACTCTTGGAACTGTTCGTCATGAACAATGTCCATTGCATCGGGGTGAGCTGCGAAAATAGCGTCACGAGATTCAAGACGATCTAGTTTCTTATTAGCTTCCCTTGCTGCTTTGAGTGCAGGATGGCTTTCTAATTTCTTGTCGAAAGCTTCATTAGGATTCTCTAAAAAATCAATGTCGCTTACGGCTTCCTCTTCGGTTTCTTTAGGGGCTGACTTATGTGTAATGAAGTCATCTACCAGCTTTCTCAACTCGCCTACTTCGTTACCCCTGTCTCTTATACACATCTGACGCTGCCGACG